AGATAATGGTGGTGTCCTGCTTGCTGAGGTCCTCACCGAACAGGCCCTGCTGGTAGACTTCAATGCGCTTGGCCATGTAGTTAGTCAGGATGGCCCACTTGGGGTCGTTACCGATAGCAGCCAGCTCCAGCTGGTCCTTGGTAACAGAATCAGAGGGTCGGGCTTCCTCGGGTAAATTAGTAACAAAATCGTCGGTCGGTACGTTGGCTCGCATCAACTATCCTTTCATGCCGTGGAACTCTTTGGCTACGGCGCTTATGTTGGGGTCTTTGTAGATTTTACCATTAATAGACTCCGGGGCGGCAGGTTCTGGTTGCTGGGTGGCAGACAACACCTGGGCGGCGGCTTGGGCCTTCTTAATGTCGATCTCCTGTTGTTTAGGACTTAACTCTTGGGACTGGATGGAAATCATGCCCAGTATCTGTTGCTTGGCATCTTCAGGTAGGTCTTCAAACTGGATCTTCAGGACTTCTAATAGGGTCACCAGTGGGTTGGTCTCTTCCTTAGCAGGTACTTCGCCCTGGACGAAGACGTCCTTGACGCCTGGCAGGTCGGCGACTTCGGCGTAGGTGTTGATGATTTGCTCCCAGTTGATGTGCTTGCCACTCGCTTCGTGGATCGCCTGGAGCTCGTTCTGGTGCTGCGAGAGGACGCCGACGAACTCGAGCAGGTTGGTCTTCTGTTCCTGCTTGGTCATCTTCACGGTCGAATCGGGCTTCATATTGAAGCGGTAACTCACGCCTTGCAGCTTCTTGGGGTTCAATACCAAGCGGCCAGATTGCAGGCTCTCGTTGGGGAGCAGCAGCTCGGTGATGTCGTCGTAGCCCATCTTCTGGATGGCTTCGATGTCGTCAGCGAAGAGGTCGATAGCGATGTCTTCGGTGCCCATGTTCACGGTCAGTTCGGCAAAGGCGTCCATCAGCTGTTCGATGGCTGACTGTAGGTAGGCCCGGTTCTGGTTGTCGCGGGATGATTCACGGTTCTGCTGCAGGCGCAGGGCTTCAGGGGTCTTACCGAAGGCCGGGCTCATCGCCGTGTCGGCGTTGGACTGCGTAGTCGTAGTACCGAAGACGTTCTGAATCGAGCCGTTTAACATGCCCATAGCGGCTTGGTAGGTGTTGAGTCCAGCCGTGCTGGTCTCGAGACGACGAGCGCTGTTGGGGATAATCTCTTCCCAGATGGCACCTGGTTCGTTACTAACGGTGTGCTTCAGGATTCCCTGGGCGTTGACCACGGTTGGTGGGTAGATGTTCATCTTGATGCCCTGGAAGTAGAAGTTGGTCAGGCCGTCCTTGGCAAACTGAATCGGCTTGGCGCGGGACATGTCCGACAGGCCGTAGTAGGAATCAAATAATGGAATAGCGCTCTTATTAATGAAGGGGATCTTGGCGTTCTTGTGCGGGTTGGGAGTGTTACGGAGCTCTAAGCAGCCGTACTGAGGGCTAAAGCTAATCCAGCGGCCTTCTTTACCGGCTTCGAAGCGGGTGACGACTTCGACGCGTCCTTTGACGCCCTCTGGTGAACGGGTGCGGACGACGAAAGAATCACGGTGGTTGTCGGGGGAAGTGGAGGCGGACTTAGCAGTTTCCTGGACGGTCTTCAGGTTCTCAAGGTCCCAGCCGGAATTGGCGGCGAACTCGGGATCAGACTCGAGCTGCGTAATCAGGTCGGAGATTTCCTTGTGACCCATATAAGAGATAGCGTGGGCGTAGTCCATGTCGGAGATGGTGTAGCGTCCCTGTTGGGGGATAAAGTTGCGCGGGTTCCACAACCAGCAGTTGGGGCCGATATAGCCTGACGGAGACACGTCCCAGTCGTAGAACATTGGCATGGTGCCGTAGACACCAGAGTACATTTCCCAGAGGCGGATCTTATCTAAGAAGGGGCGCTGGGCGTTGGCGTTGGGGTACCACCACTTTTGGCGCAGCACGTCCATAAACAGGCCTTTACCGATGTCGCGCTTACCGGCGGCTTCGGTTTCACCACTCGGCAGCTGGCCGACGACACGAGCACTACGCTCGATAATCATCGTGGCGGCTTCACTGTCGGTGATACCTGACTTAGTTTGCTTTGATACCTGGTCGTAGGTCTTGCTAATCAGCATGGCCTCGTTGGCGTCCCACTCGGACGTCTGGTTGTCGTGGACCTCAAGATCGTTGGCGTAGTCGGTCTTATATTCATAAGACTTACCGGGCAGTTGGGCTTTTTCGTCGTTCATTTGTGTTTGTTTTCCTTATCTACAGATAATTATAACAGGATTAGATGCTTGATGGTAAGCCGTAGCTGTCCCACTTTGGCATGGCGTTTATTTTACTGGTGGTACTCTTGTGGCCGTGCTTGAAGAACAGCTCCAAGTAGCGGATGGCGTCCAGGCTGTCGTCGAACTTCTTCTCGGGCAGCTCCATGGGGTGGCGCTGCTGCTTCATTTCCTTATACCGGTAGTGCATGAAGTCGTAGTGGGTGTGTGGGCAAGCCTCGGTGTCGATGAAGTAGTTGGGCTTGGGCGGGCCAATCATCTGCTGCTTGGGCTTCAGTCTGCGGCTAAACAGCTGGATACCAGCCGGCACCGAGTTCTGGCCCTTGGGGGCGGGGATGACGGGCATACCCTTGGCCTGCATGTACTCGATGAGATCGGGTCGGGCCGAGTCAGCAATAATAGCTGTCAGCGTGCGGGTGCCCATCTTGCGGCGGATGTCGGCAATCAGGTCGTCGATATGGATACCGGTGCCGTGGATTTCATCCCACTGGTACCAGACGTCGTCTCTGGTAATGCGGATAAAACAGGCCGCCATCGGGTGACCTTCGGCGAAACCAAAGTCCAATGCAATATAATCGGTGCCTTCTTTGGGGACGTCTTGGGCGTCGACGTGGTGCAGTTTCTTCTGGTAATCGGGATAGACTGCGCCCTGGAGTGAGAATGGAATCAGCTCGGTCTCTTGGAAAAAGGCGCCCAGCTTGCCCTCTTCTTCCGCCTGTTGGCGGTCGGCTTCGATTACCTCGGGTAAAATCAGCGGGTTCTCACGCCAGGTAGCCTTACTATAATACCAGTCGCCGAAACCAATCTTGTCCTTCTTGAGCGACTTCTCGTAGTTCTTCTCGGCCCGCTCCAGCATCTCCACCCAGATGTCGTCGGGTTTGGCGGTACCCATGAAGGCCGCCCAGCCACCGGTGGTATAGAGAAACTGCCGATAGACAAAGTCCCAGCCGTAGTGGTCCTGGTCCTGGTACTCATCGAAAATCATACCGTAAGACTCACCACCACGGTGCGAATCCGCCTTGTCACTACCTAGGAGGCGGATAGAGGCAGGCGGCTTCGAATAGTCGGGGATGAGCTCCAGGCAGTCGCAGTCATCGAAATGAATCAGCTCCTTACCTATGGTTTTACAGGAGCCCAAGGAAATCGGCAGCTTCACTTTACCCTCCAAGTAATTGAAGGTGACGGTGAGGGTGCTTTTATTGGTTTCTTTAATAAGACCGCGGTCAATCAGCGGCACGTACTGGTTCCAGGCGACTTGCTCGGCCTGTTGGTACTCTTTGAAGACGATGTGGTGCGGGCCCTGGTTCATCATGCAGGACATCTTGAGGTGCTCGACGCTCCACTTGGTTTTACCGGTACGGCGGCTCCAGAAGAGCATGCCTCGGCGGTAGCCATCCATGAGGAACGCCCGATGGGCGTCCCGCTGGATTTTAAATGGTTCGTAGGCCATTACAGTACGACTGAGCTGTTGTCGATTTCGTAAGCTTTACCACCGATGACCTGGACCTGGCGGCGGGCGGACTTGCCGATAGGTGGCTTGGGCATCAGCTTCTCAATCAGCCAGAACTTGTAGCGGTACATGCGCATCTTCTCTTGGAAGTCCGAAGAGTTGACGTCCTCTAGGGTGACACCGGCCAGTTCGGCTTCGACTAAGTTAGCTGGTGGATCTTCAAAGAAGGAGACGCGGCCCAAGATAATGCGAGGATAGAAATCCTTACCTTCGGCGTCTTGCTTGACCAGTTCCTTACCATCGTCGTCGTACTGGCGGCGCAGCAAGGTG